GGCGCGATTAGTTTCTGGTAATTTAAAGTTACGATCATAAACGCGGTATAGATCGGTTGTTTTCTTAACGGCTACTTTCGGAAAAAGCTGATCCGCGATACGTGATTCGTTCACATATCGAGCGCTCAAGTTCGAGAGTAGCTGGTCTACGTGTAATTGACTTCGTAATGGCATTTTCTAACTCCTTGAAATTAAATGTTATCGGCTCATACCAGGCATAACTAAAACGTCTGCCAAGGTGCCAGTTGTTTGAACCGCAGGACCACACAAGAGACCTACATAGGCTTTGGCTAAGGTCGCGCCTGTAGAAGTAACTGCTAGGGTTAACTGAATTCCGCGCCCTGATGTATCAGAAGCTACGAAGCCCCATGCAGTACAGCTATCATTGAAATAAACCTTAGCGATTGAACCACCAACAGCTACAGGGATAGCCTCTGTAGTATTCTTAACATCGTTAAGAGTTACTCCGATAACAGGAGCCTGTGCGCTTTCTGGATAACCAACTGTATCAGCAGAACCAGAATAGCCACCCACGATGCGGTAAGCGCTTAGAGTGCTTGCTACTTTAAAACTTTGTACGATTTCACCTGACATTGTTAAATCCTCCTAATTATTTCTTTTGTTTCATTACAGCTTTATAGGCTGCTGCGTAGTCGGCTTTGTTATCCTTCATGTACTTCTGGATTTTCTCTTCCATCTCGTCACACTTATGATCTTTTTTGTCGCCTTCTACTGTTTTCTCTTTAAGGTTGATCTCAGATACAGCCTTAAATTCTTTACAGATAGCTTTAAACAGACCGAACTTGTCCATTTTCTCTTCTTTAAAAGCGTATTCTTTTTTCTCTTCGCCTAAGAATTCCTTGGCATATTCAGCCATACCCTTAGTGATAAGACCTTCAGAGATCAGGCTCTCAACCTGGCCTTCGATTTTCATAGAGAAGTTTTTAACTTCTAGTTCTTTGATCTTGCCTTCTGCCTCTTCGGCTTTCTTGGCTGCTGCCTCTGCATCGGCTTTAAATTGTTTTGCCTCTGCGTCCTTGGCGGCTAACTGGTCTTTTAGTTCCTTGATTTCCTGCTCAGTCATTATTTCCTCCTGAGATAAATTTAAATCTTTGCCTAGTTCATAGGTCTTTGGTTCTTTTAAATCTTGATATGTTTTAATTGATTCTGGGCTTAGATTATAAAGGCCCAAGATGTCGGATAAGGTACTTACTCCAGGAGATTCTGCACCAAGTATGGCAACAGCTCCTACTAAGTAATTGTAGACCTTCTCACCAAAAGAGCAATTTAAATAAATCTCGCTCGACACCTTGCGATATGTTTTCTGCTGGATTAGTTCAAAGATCTTTTTAGGGATGTCTACGAAGTCACAGATTAATTTCTCACCAACTACGCGGACATTTTCTAGCCATCCGGCAGCGGGTAAGCCTTCGTTCGCTAATAGCTTTTGGTTCTTTGAGTGGCCGAGCTTTAGGAAAGGTCTAAACGTGCTTTTAGTTTCATTAAAGGCGCGTTCCATTTCCTTAAGATCTTCTAGTGTGTAGGAGTCTCCGTTATGTATACCTACGGCAAAAATCTCCACGTCGTTAATTCTGTGTGTAGTCTTGGGCATGATTATTTCCTTTCTACTCGACCTTTAATGTAATTAAGATCACTTAATATTCTGTCGAACTTGTTATTAATAGCGTCTAGGTCTTGGCGCTTTTCTTGTTTAATTGCTTTAATCTCTTCGGAGCTATGTTTTGCCATAGCGTAGATCTCACTAAGCCATAGCATTGCTCCTAGCAAAACTATGATTAGAGATATTGGGACTAATGTTTTTTCTGTTAACTTGACTACGCTTTCCATGCGCCGTCCTCCTTCTACTGATCCTCTCTTGTGTTCATTACAAATCCTCTGTCCAAGTTATGCCTATACCTGCAGTTACGTTTTGAGTTGACGTTAGTGACAGCGTTATCGTATCACCTGGATAAGCGAATAAATCTAAATCTGTTAAATCCTCATAAGCATTGTTTCCGACGCCGATAATCGAATTAAAAATAACCGTTCCTCCACTAACTGTAGTTCCTGCCGTATCATAACTCGCAACGGAATTTCCATTTGTAATTGTAACACCACCGTCTGCCGTAGTTCCATTGATTGTAGTATAACTAGGGGATCCGGCTAGCGTCGCATTTCTAACTATTTTGCAAGTCGTGATTCCTGAGCCAGCGCCACCTGTATTTGATGCAAAAGATATTGTGCGAAGCCTAATGTGAGAGCGATTTGTAATCGTATTAAAAGTAGTACAATTTTTGATCGTGATAATGTTTGTATGAGTGGTTGCAGTTATTGCTTTATTATTGTCTAGACCTTGTGATGGGCCTAATAACTTTCTATCACCTTCAAGAAATAAAGCACCCGACGCGGCCTTAACAACGATATTTGTACCATTTGTTGAATTTTCTGCCCTCCATAATAAATTCAGAGACGGTTGTGCTACCGATGGCGTAGTATTAGAGTTTGTATATTTTATTTCATGGACTAAAACAAATTGTCCGTTAAAAGAATTTTCCACAAAAAATTGAATAGATCCAAAACCTAAGTATTGATAAATTATTTTGTAAACATTCCCGTTTGTTGGGACTAAATTCATGCCGCTTTTATTATATTGATCCGCGCCACCGTCCATTGTGTCATAGTTCCAAGTAGTTTGTGGAATGTGTGTTGGCGTTCCACCCTTCATGTGCCAAATTCCAAACGTGGCTCCGTTATATCCAAACCCAAATCCATTATTCAGTGTTGGCTCAAAAAGTCCTGCATACTGTTTTGAGTTTGCTGCGCCTGTTGTAAATAAAGCAGTAAACATACCTTTAGCGCCCTGCCCTGGGCGATATTTTATGTACCGAGTGGATGATAATTGGGCAGACGAGGAACTTGCCGCTGTTGTCTGACAAACTAAAAGACCTCCACTACCAGTAACTTCACCGCTTCCAGTAACAGCCGAAATAGTTAAATAGGTATTTACTCCGTAAACAAAATCAATCTGTGCAACTGGCTGTGGCTCAACCATAATAACTTCGCCAAAGGCGCTATACGGATTTTTTATCGCTACCTCTAAATGACCTTCGTTTGATGCAGAGATATTTTGATAATAGTTTCCGCCCTCTGTGGTTCCCATTAAGACAGATCTGTTAAGTGTCGATACCATTTTTGGGCTTACTGGTGATTCCACATTCAACAACTGACCCGACTGAGCGTGTGTTAAGAATGTTGTGCTGTAATAAAAATCGCCCTGATTAACGCCACCATTTGTAAAACTATATTTTACATATCGGCCAAACCCAGCAGGAGCAGAGTAAACTTTATATCCATCAGCAGCTACAAACGGGATAGATAGAGAGCGAACTAAATCTGTCCCTCCAGAATCCGAATACCAATAGATATTTATGGTCCCATCTTGATCTGCGGTTATATTTGTTTGAACCTGAGTATAAATTGGGAGCAATTCTAATATGGCAGAATTGTATGTTTGCCCAGAATTTAAATTTGTTGTGGTAACAAAGGCTATTTTATCCGTATTGTTGACTTTTAAATAACCCTCATCTGTAGATGAAATGGCTTTTTGATTTCCTGCATCTGTAGTTCCGGCCACTTTAACCAGACCAGTAATATATTTATAAACACTATCCATCATGTGGTCACCGTTTCTATTTTAGTTAATACTCCGCTTGTCCATGTGTAGGTAAGCGTAACTGTTTTTAATATCGTAGTTCCGTCTGTGGTTTTATAAATCTTAGTTACCTCTGTAGTAGGGTTTAAGTCTGTATTATAAGTCAAGTCTGTCTTCATTATGCGGTTTGCTGTAGTTTGAGTAGAACTGCTGTAGTAGGTAACGCTTGTCATAGTTCCATCAGCGGCAAATACGGGAGCAGAACTTTCTGCAGATCCATAGTAGCGATTTAAGAAGTCCTGTAGATTTCCACCTACGAGCGTATTATTATCGGTATCTATTAAGATCTCTTGCGCTGGTTTTAGCTTCTTAACGTCCTGTCCTCGTATACTTTGCCTAAATACCCACTTACCTTTTTCTTTGTAGAAGAGTTCGGAGAAGAGAGTTATGGCCCAGTCTCCGTCATTACCGAAGCTATCTTTAGGCATACGATCAACGGCGTGTATTACAGAAGTATTCCCATTTTCGCCATCGGCTCCGTCTTTACCGTCGCGGCCATCTTTTCCAGCAGGTCCAGTCTTACCATCTAAACCGTCTCGCCCATCCTTGCCGTCTTTTCCATCTTTTCCGTTTAGCCCATCTTTGCCTGGGAGACCTCTCTCGCCTTGCGGACCTTGTGGACCGATAGGGCCTTGCGGACCTACTGGGCCTATTTTGCCATCCTCGGCGAAGGTCTCTACCTTTCCAGTCAGCGGGTTATACTTTTGCATCAGGCTCGATCCTCTGATGTTTCATAGATAAAACCTGTTTCCTATCCTCTGAATAGGTCACAGTAGTTTTATGGAATACTTTTCCATCCTTGCTATACTCTGTAACGTCTGTCGAATCATCTAGGCGCTTAGTCTCTATGTCTACTCCAGGATCAGTAATCTCTATACGCTTGGGCTCTTCTTTTTTAGAGTGAAACGAAAATCCGTCGCCCTTGTTTTCGTCTACGAACTCCTCTGGACTCATGCCGTCGATAGACTTAGTTACATTATATTTCTCAAATACTGTGATAGGAACTAATGTACTTCTACAGTTGAAATGCATCGGAGGCACTGGCTCTGTCCCTTTCGCCCAAATAGTTCCGTGCAGACCTGCGCAAATGTCAGATGTTCTATCGTCCATAATAGCCGAGTATTGATACGCGGTAACTACTTCTGACTCTTCAAACTCTGCGAGTCTTGCTCTGTTCATAACCTCTGTGAATTTAGTTCTAGCAAAGCGCTCGATAGATACTTCTGACAAGCCTCCGAGAGTCTCACCCATATCATCTAAGACCTTAGACATACTCTCGCCGTCTCTGATAGCGTTCATTAGCCGAACTCTAAGAGACTTTTTCATATTATATTCCCAGTCGCCAACGTACTGGAACACTTCTGTGAGTAGAAAGTCTGTAATATATTGGCTCTCGGTCATCGGAGTTCTAAACTGCTTAGAGCCTTCGATTTCAGCCTTAGCCACAGACCTGGACTTTTTATAGTGATCGGCTAGGTTTTGTCGGATAGTCTTATTAAGTTCGTTTAGATATTTAAACTTAATCGAGTCTATCTTTTCTGGGTTAGGGTTCTGCCCTAAGATGTTCTTATTCTCTAGCTGATAGAATACGTCTTTAATAATCTTGCGCACTATGGGCTTTGTCTCTGCTAAAGTCTCGGCCACACCTACGTCGAGCTGTTTCTTTAACATTGCAAAGTCTACTTTTTTTCCGTAGAGCCCTTCGGGCGTTTTATAAACTTTTGCGAACTCTTTGGCTTCTTTTTCGGACTCTTCTTTGGCTTCTTTTTCTTTTATCTCTTCTTTGCCTGTCTCTTTTTCTTCATTTTCTTCTACATCAGGCTTTTCACCAAAACCTACTCCCATAGGGTTCATAGGCTCGTCGAAGAATTCTACTTCTTCCTGCTGTGGGAACTTGATTAAACTTCTAAAGTGGTTAATCTCTTGGGGCGTAGGCTTGTATAGCTTACCGCGAATAGCCTCGACAAAGGTCTTGGCCATATCAGTAGCCTTGCCTGTCTCGATCTCTTTTAGCTGAAACTTAGGGTAGCTCTCCTGTAGACCATAGTTCCAGTTAATGATCGGCTCAACTATGTGCTTATTAACTAATCTCTCTAAGTACCTTCTACGCTTGTCTATGTGTTTGTAGAATAGCTTAATCTGATGCTCGCCTAGTGAGTAGGCTCCTCCTGCTGTCTCAGATCCTTGTAGGCCGACTAGGTCTGGGACAAAAAGACTGCGCCCGATAAACATATTGAGTAAGTTAATCCCCTTGATATACGCCTCTCCATTACCGTTAGCCTGTAGCCACTCTACGTCTATCTCTTTGGGGATAACTGCGGAGGTTCTGGCCTGGAAACGCTTTAGGATATTATGTAGGTCTGTGACCTTATCATCTGGCAAAGACTTGTCGTACTTAGCTATAGGGATTGGGCTTGCTGCCTTCTCTAAGTAAATTGCATAGAATTTAAACACGTGCTTTTTCGTAAACCAAGCGTCGTAGGCTCGGCGCAGATCACTAACGCCGTAAGGGTTTTGATACTGCTGTCGATTAATCATGTGGATTAAGACTTTAAGATCTACCTCAATATCTCCTATAGCTGCGTGCTGAAGGTACTTAGATATATTGCCTTGATCGTCTGTGTGTAGCTCCCATGTGGCCGGATGTCTTGTCTTTAAACTTTTTAAATAGAGTTCGTTTTCTTGGTTAAGGGCAAAGAGTTTTTCTGCGATAGCAAAGCCGAACTTGTGTAGGTTATTAACAAAATCCTCTAGCTGCTCGTCTAGGGACATATCTCCATTTTCGTCTATGATCTTTTTTACCTCTACGGCCATCTCTTCATTAGCTTTATCACTTGCTACAATATCCCAGCCGCAGCCGATAATTAGATCGTTCTTAAGGTCTAAGCATACGCCTATCTGATCGTCCTTAGACATTTCCTCATAAAGAGAGTAGTCGCCCTTTTTCTTATATAGATCGTCTGGGTTGAAAGGCTTTTGGTAGGACTCACCTACATAACCGGAGAGCTGGTAGGTCTGCTCTGGTTGTACTAATGAGAGGTCTTGATCGTTAATAGCTTGTGACTTGCCAGCCAGAAGTTTGAAAATATTCAAAACCCTGCTCCTTGGTTTAAATTAATATGCGCTTATTTAGATTGTCGTAAATAGATACAGATGACATTTCTAAGATCATCTGAATTGCTATTGCATCAGCCACGATGCAATCGTCGTGAGAACCGTCCGCAGCCTCTATCTTGCCGTCATTATCTATCAGCGTCAAACATTCCTCAAGAGTGCGTCTAGAGTTAATCTTTACGATCTTATCCTCTACTGCATCTATGAAGGTGTCGATCATAAGAGGCCGAGTGATCGAGTCTGTTTTCCACCCCACGTAATCCGGCTTATATCTGTAGAGGTTAGGATATTTTATATTTTAGTCCAGTTCCAGTAAAACCGCATGGCCGTGATTATTTACCTCGACAGCTACGAGCGGATAGCCCATGCGTGGGCTATGATACGCCTCGGCAACATTTTTAATCATGTGGGCAAAGGCTTTAGGTCTTATGGTGTTTGACCTGTACTGGGCTACTTGTTCTTTTTTGGTGGCATTAAATACCGATATTGTAGAGTAGTCTGATCTAACTCCTTCGGCTACGTCTGCTCCTATGACGTAGTGATTATCTTTTTGATGGGTGTGGTAGATCTCTAGGTCTTTGTTTTGAGACTCTGGCAGGGCGTTTAGTAGGGCCTGGACTATCATTAAGTCCATAGCCGCTTGGCCGGAGGATAGGAAACAGGTGACGTCATCCTCTGGGTACTCTTGATAGTACATCTGCTTAAGGTCTTGCTTCTTTGCCCGCCTAAAGAGGATCTGTCCGTCTGTGATGTCTACGCCGTACTTAACCTTAGCCTTAACTTTAAATTCGTTCTCTTCGTCGGTTAGGGTAAGAGGTTGAGTTACTGGGTAGCTGTACTCGTCTCCGTGGGTAAACCAGGGAAAGAATAGTTTGTTAAATAG